GCGCGGTCGCTGAGGCAGGAGGTGACGCTGCGGCGGCGGCCGGTCTTGATGTTGTTTTACCAAGCCTGCACGTCGCTGCATGCGTCGTGGTCTGCGCGGCTCCAGTTGTGATGTTCGCCGTCCTGGGCGGTGAGGTTGTAGTGCAGCGAGCTGGCAGGGGCTGCGCGACGTCAAGCTAGGAGTGGAAAGAGGGCCCGACTAGGGTCCGGCGTAGTTCCACAGATCACCCTCTCGCACTGTGACAACCGGGCTCGTATAGAGGAGAGTTTGGCCGTCTGTGTCGTAAATTTTGAAGACACCAGTCTCAATCTTGTTGCTCATGGCTAGTCGAGAATTTTTCATTCCGAACCCAGTACTCACGTCCCAAGTCACATAGTTGTTCTGGAAGACCACTTTCTTCTGAAGCCAGCGAGCAAACAAGCGATTTCGGCTTGGGAAAGCAGGGTCGCAATCGGCAGCGCATGCGCCGTACAACATGCCATACACCCGCGTGCCGTCTTGCACCCACCCGCAGGTGATCATCATCTTGTCTTCGTTGCTATAGCTGCTGAAGGCAACTTTGGTCGGGCCCAGATCGCTCAGGCTCGTACTGGTGGACATCCACAAATTCGACTGTCCCATGTGATAGCACGAAAGATAGTGAGTGGAGCCTCCATACGAAAAGGCCTTTACATCGTTCAATGCTCGCATCGGCTCCTGCTGAGCGCGATTGACAAACGCAAAGTTCACGCCGTCGGTGCTTGTCGCGTGTTCCACCCCGGGATTGGTGCTCGACTCCATGAAGTAGTAGTGCCACACCGCATTGGAGTCTTTAATAATCGGATTGACCCCGTTGTAGTCGCCCGCTGCCCAATTGGGATAGCCGGTGACATTGAGCATGGTGGTGCCACCAGTGTTTGGAGACCAATTTGCCCCGTCGCCTGACGTTGCGTATCCGGTCTTGTTGAGATTGTCAGACCGCATGCACGTATATGTCATGCGCCAGTCTCCGGGCGCAACTCGTACTACTGACTCATTCCCTACATTCTGGCAATTGCCGTGATCGATCTGAACATAATGAGCATCAAAGTTCAGGTAATCATCGAAAGTGACGGTGGTATATATGCGGTCATACAGAGGGGCGGAAACTCCGTCCCAGCCGTGAAAGTATATGCGCCACACCGATCCGCTTAGTTGGACTGCTTGAGGGGAGTAGATGTTGCGATAGGCGCCGGGATTGGGCGCGATCATTGAAGACCCCCGCTCGTCGTAGTTCCAGTTGCTCAGTCGAGTCGGGTTGAATGCATTAGCCTGAACCCCGGCCACTTGCATCTTGTTGGGCAAAGCCCCCGCATTGTTGCCGCCGAAGGAAAGTTGATTGAAGCCGGTGTCGCCCCCCGCCTTAACCTCGGCGAGCTGGAAGACTGGAGTCCCCGCGTCGTCCCCTCCCAGCTTTGTAGCGACGATGCGAATTCCTTCTGTTTGCACGGTGGCAGGAAGAGGAATGACTATCCAATCGCATCGATTGGGGCGGGGGTAGTCGACATAGTTTCCGATTTCCACCCAGTTATTGGGTCCGCCCGAATAATAGATTTTGAAATCAATGGGGAATCCAAGTGCGGCGCAAGTCTGCACGTAGCGCGGCATCAGCTTCACGTAGTTGGTGCTTTGAGCACCCGACCACCAAAACGCGATTTCCTCGGTGGCTACGGGAGATGCATGAGTGTTGCTGCTCCAGATTGTCGAAGTATTGTTATCGTAGGCCGAGGTCAGGGGCCACAGTTGGCTGGAACTGCTGGCGGTGACTGGTTGATATTCTGCCGAATGCGCTGAAATCGAGAAAAAGAAAAAAAGTGTCAGCGCAAACAGAAATAACTGATGCAGGCGTTTCATGCAAATTCCTCCCGATGTAAATATTCAACTAAGGTTCAGAGATCTGCCGAGACGTTTTTATTTCTCAAGTGCGAACGCATCAATGAGTCACATGCGATCGCAATCGGCAGAGATCTAACACTGTGATATGCGCCCGGAGATTATGTAAGCGGGTGTCATAGCAACGAAAGAGCCCGAAAGTAGCAGCCGCTGCGCGAATTCGCATGCTTTTGGCGTGCACGTCTCAATCGACCATCAGATGCCGGCACCTTCTTGACCTTCCACGCCCTCGGTCTGCTCGGTCTCCAGCGTGAGTTGGCTGATGTAGCCGGCTTGGTCGATCGTGTGCCGCACGCTGGCGACGATCCAAGGCGTTTCATCGATCTTCCGCTTGTAGCCGGCCACACGCGCGGGCCGTTGGGGCGTGATGTCGGCGCGGCCGTAGGCGAGGGTGATCTCGAAATCGAAGATCCCGCGCTGAATGCGCAGCCACTCGGCGCGGGCCGCGGCCAGTGCGTCCGCTTCGCTCGCGAAGGTCGTGCGCAGCTCTTTCCCGCGGCCACTCAGGCCGGCGATGACGCTGCTGCGTCGCCCGGTCTTGATGTTGTTCCACCAAGCCTTCACGCCGCTGTATGCGTCGCGATCGGCGCGGCTCCACCGGTGCCTGTCGCCGTCCTGCCGCGTGATGACCACAGGCGGAAGCACCTTGCCGCTCGGCGTTCGCGCGGCGCGCGCCTGGCTGAACAGGAGCTTGCCGTTCTTCACGGTGCACAGGCAGTCGTAGGTCTGCGCGAGCCGGCGAAGAAAGGACGCATCCGATTCGCCGAGCTGGTCNGCNTGCTTGACCTTGCGCGAGGCGATTTCCTTGGCGACGATGGCCTCGATGCGGTTGCGCNTGGCCACGCTGTTGACGATGGCGCCGACGGTGGTCTTGTGCCATGACTCNTCGCGCAGNGTTCGCAGGCTGTCGAGCANGTTGGCNGCNCGNGCNCGGATGGTGATCTCGTCGGGTGTGCCGNCGTACTCCACCGCCTGCACGGTGTACGCGCCTTTCTCGACAAGGCCGACGGGGAAACCCATTTCTTCCGTGGTGAGCTGGCGNTAGGGCGCCGCGTTGGGCTCGGCGAGCCAGCCGATGGCCACTTCGACGGTGTCGCCGGTTTCCGGTAGCTCTACGGCGCCATCGTGGTCGCTCACGACGAGCTCGACCTCATCGGCATCGTTCTGCCGGTCATCGGTGATGGTNAGNCGCACGAAGCGCGGCAGGATGCGATCNGACACGTTCGCGCCGTTGACGGTGATGCGCCAGATGGGCGTGAGGTGCGCCGCGGCGCGCCGGGTGTCGCGTCTGCAGCTGTTGGCGCTGACATTGACCGTCGGCAGCGTGGCGGTGATGGCATCTACGTCGGACATGGTCTGTTCAAACCGCGCTGGCGCCTACGCCCAGCGACAGGCCCATGTTGTCCGCCGCGTCCTGCAGCAGGGCGCCCAGGTCGCCCATGCTGTCGGCGATGAGCTGTTCGGCGACTTCCTGGGCGTCTTGGTCGACGCGCTGCAGCGTGAGGGTGAACTCGATGCGGCGCGCCTCGCCGGTCTCAAAGAAGAGGGTTCGGGTTTCCTGCAGCTCGGTGATGACGAAGGCACCGTAGATGGTGCCGGTGCCTTCCACCAGCACCCATGCGGCGCCCTGGTCGGCCATGAGGCGCAGCACCGACAGGCTGGCCGGGGTGCCCGCGAATTCGGGCACCACGATGCCATTGAGCGTGATGATGTCGTCGCCCGGCCCGAGGTACTGCGACGCATTGCGCGCGCCCACGAGCGGCTGCGAGGCGTGCTTCCAGCTGCTGCGGCGCTGCAGTTCCTGATAGCTCAGCGTGTCGAGCGAGAAGACGAAGAGGCCTAGGCAGAGCATGGCGGGTGTCAGTTGTCGTAGTCGATGAAGGCGCCGCGGGCGCGGGCGCGCTTGTCGGCATCGCGCTTGTCCAGCTCGGCACGGATGGCGCGCGCCAGCTGCGCGGCATCGGCGCCGGGCGCTGCGGTGATGTGGATGGTGATGGTGTCGCCCTGCACGACGATGCCGCCGGCGGCGCGGCCGGCGGGTGCTGCGGCGAGTGGCGCGCGCGTGTCGAAGTTGCCGGGGGCGCGGGGGAACTCTGCCGCCATGGCGGGCATGGCCACGGCCGTCGCGCCGGCCATGCCCAGCGCCGCGGCGCGCAAGAGCGGCCGGGCGCGGTCGATGCCGATGGCGGCGCCCTCGACGATGTTCTCGCCGGCCTGCATGAACACGCGCGAGGGGCTGCGGATGCCGAGCTTTTCCTTGAACCAGCCGACGGTGGAGTCCGCCGCGCCATTGATGGCGGCTTGCACGGTGCCGAGCATGCCGGTGATGCCGTTCGCCAAGCCCTGCATCAGCTGCGCGCCGAAGGTCGTGAACTTCGCCGGCAGCTCGATGCCGAACCATTGCATCACGCCTGCGAAGGCCTGATAGAACAGACCCAGGGGTGACCAGTTGATGATGGCCGTGCCGACCGTGGCCAGCGCCGCGGGCATTGACCCGCCGAGGTACTGCCAGAAGGCCGCGAATGTGCCTTTCGCGCGCTCCC